AGCGCCTTGAGACGCTGGCTGTTCTTAACGGCTTATAGCCGTGGAGCAAACCACCCGTTTTACGGGTGGTTATGATTTTGGAGGAAAGGAGGTTAATTTATCAGTGAAAGTACAAAATGAAATGGCCACTAAAATAACCCTAGATACAATTGAAGCAGCTAGCAGTTTAAAGAGTTTCACATCTGGAATATCAGCATTAACTAATGGATGGAAAGCAAGCGAAGCAGCACATAAAGCGGTTGGGGATAGTTTAGGAGCTTTAAAAGCTAAATTTGATGGCATTGGAAATGTTATTGAAGTACAAAAGCAAAAAATAGAAGAGTTAAAAAGTCGTCAAGAAGGGCTAGATAGAACTAATAAATCTCAAGCTGAAACTTGGCTAAAATTAGAAAAAGATATTCAAACGGCTACTAGACAATTAACAAGCTATGAAGCTCAACAGGAAAAAGCTAAATCATCAATGGAATATTACACATCTGGTTTAGCTGATTTACAAAAAGGATATCGAAATACACAAGCTTTATCTAAAAGTTATGCCGAAAGACTGCAGGCAGAAGGTAAAGCATTAGACGCTAAAAAAGTACAGTTAAGCGGGGTTAAGAACTCGCTAACTAATTTAAGCAAACAGTACCAACTGCAGGAAAAAGAGCTACAGTCTATTGCTGAAAAATCAGGGATAACAAGTGAAGCCTACATGAAACAGCAAATTAGGCTAAATGAAACTGCCACAGCAATGGCAAAAGCTAAATCATCAATAGGGCAATTAAATGCAGAAATGAAAGTACTAAATCCAGGTGTATTTACCAGGATGAAAAATAAAGCTAATGAACTAAACGGAAGAATGGGCAAATTAAAAGAATCTGTCCTATCTTTTAAAGGATTAGTTGGGGTAAATCTTATTTCTAATGCGGTTACTAGTGGATTTACACTTTTGACTTCTCAAATGAAAGGTATTATTTCTACAGGTATTCAAGTATCAAAAACTGCTGGAGCAATGAAGAAACGTTGGGAGAATTTAGGTGCAAGTGCTAATGATATAAAACAGCTAACAAATACGTTATCTGATCTAAAGACAAATTCGAACTTGACCGCAGAAGCAGTAAATAAAATGCAAACTAACTTTTATGGAATAACTGGATCTGTGGAAAAGACAAACACTTTAAGTAAAGGTGTTGCTAGCTTATCTTTACAATTAAAGTTATCTCAAGACCAAGCAAATAATTTTGCTACAGGGTTAGGTAAAATTGAAGCTTCAGGGAAAGTTACTAGGAGTTCTTTACAAAAATTAGAAAAACAAGCTCCTGGGTTAACTACAGCTCTACAAAAGGCATCTGGTAAAAGCAAAGAAGCATTTGACACATTACTTGATTCGGGAAAAATGACAAGCGGCCAATTTAATGACATCTTGGAAAAAGCTTCAGAAGATTATAAGAAAAACAGTAAGGCATTTGGCGAAACTTCTGGTGGAGCATTGAAGAAAATGCAAGAAAACTGGAAGAGTACACAAGCAAAACTGGCTGAACCATTAGTGAAAGTTCAAGCTACTGGACTAAATGAATTAAATAAAGCTTTAGATGATAAAGAAACGCAAAAAGGAATTCAACAAATTGGTAAATATATTGCACAAGTTGCAGTACAATCGGCAAAGTTTCTTGCGTATTTAGCTAAACACCAAAGTACAGTTAAATCTTTTGTCAAAGTAATAGGATCGATGGTTATTCTTGTAAAAGTTACGGGATGGATAAAACAATTTGTGGCAGCAGCTGCAAGTGTAGCTGGGGCATTAGGACCTTGGGGATTAGCAATTACCGGTATCACGTTAGCTTTAACGTATTTGTATACACATAGCGACAAATTCAAAAAGTTTGTCAATGGATTAGTTAAGGCTGCTAAAGAAGCATTTAATAATATAGTCAAGTTCTTTAAAAACTTACCTAAAGAGATATCTAAAGTATGGAAGAACGTTACAGGTTTCTTCAGCAAAGGTTGGAAATCAATTAAAGATACAACTAACAAAGGTATCAAGAACACTCAAAAGAGTTGGAATAAGTTTAATAAAGATGTTGCTAAGTTTGCCAATAATATGTGGAAAGACACTAAGAAGAAGTTTAGCGATGGCTGGAATAGTTTAAAGAAGAATGCTGATAATGGTAAAGATAAGGTTGTAAAATCATGGAATAATCTTAATAATGCAACGCTTAATGTCGCTAAAAAAATGGCTAAAGAGAATCCTAAACAGTTTAAATCAGGCTATGATGCTATTCAATCCTACACTAATACTTGGAAAGATTTTGTTAGTGGGCATTGGGATAAATTAGGTGATGATGTTAAAAATACAGCAAAAAACTTAAAAAAATGGGTTAAAGATATCTTCAAGGAAATGTATGACTGGTTGAACGAAAAGACCGGTGGCAGACTTGATGATATGGTAAAAACATTTCAAGATAAATTTGGTTCACTAAAAGATGTTATTCACTCAGCAATTAGAGGCGTTAAACAAAAAGCTGCTGATTTAGTTAATGGTGTTATTAAACCATTCAATGATATGTTATCAGGTTTAAAAAATGGAATTAACTGGGTATTAGAAAAGGTTGGAGCACCTAAAATTACTGCTAGTTGGGCAATTCCAACAGTATCCTATGCTAAAGGTACACCTAATGTACAAGGTTTAAGTGGAACTCATCAAGGTGGTTTAGCTTTAGTTAATGATGGTGTAGGAGAACATTATAGAGAAATGTTTAGACTGCCTAATGGAAAAGTAGGTATTTTTCCTAATCAGCGTAATATGGTGGTTCCATTGCCTAAAGGCTCAAGTGTTTTAAATGGTGAAGATACTTATAAATTAACTACAATGTTAGGTATTCCAGCATACGCTAATGGTATAGGTAAGTTCTTTAAAGGTGTTTGGAATAGTGCTGTTGATTTAGTTGATGAAGCAGAAGATATTTTGAAGAAACCAGCTGAATTTTTAAAAGAAGTCTTTGAAAAACATATTGGTAATTTATCAGCTAAAGGCTTAGCTGGCGATATTATTACTAACTTTCCTAATAAATTAGCGAGTTTAGCAGTTGATTGGGTAAAGAAATTATTTGAAGATTTTGGAGCTGGTGGCGATGGCAATAGTCCTGCTGGCAGAATGGCTAAATCTGAATTTGCTAAGATAGCTAAACACGCTGCTAGATTAATGCATCAAAAACTCAGTGAACGTGATATAGAGCATTTGTATTATCAAGCATCAACTGAATCTGGTGTAGATCCTGCTCAAAATGGTGGTTATGATGATCATGACGGAACAGGTTTACCAATTGGATTATTTCAATATAAACTTGGTACTTGGAGAAGTTGGGCAGTTCCAGGACATGCTAATATTCATTCTGCCTTAGATCAAATCATGGCAGTTTTGAATGATAGTAACTGGAGAAATGATTTTCCACCAATCGGAGTAAAGAGAGGTTGGGGACCTTCAGGACATAGGCGTATGGCTTGGGGTGGAAGAATTAACACTAACCAACTAATCGAAGTAGCGGAAAATAATAAGCCAGAGTATATTATTCCAACTGATCCAGCTAAAAGACCTAGAGCATGGCAACTAATGCATGAATTAACTTCTGAATTTACTAGACAAGAGCCAAAGTATATAAAGGATTTAGATAATCAAGATCTAAAAGAATTAAATCAGAAATTTGATAGTTTATTGACGATGTTTAGTCAATTATTAGGTTTAAATAGTCAACAAATTAAAGCTATTAGAGAAAGTGGATTTGATAAGACAAAACAATACCAGCAACAAGCATTAGACCAAAGATTAGCAAATTATCAAGGATATTAGAGGTGTTAGTGATGAAAACAGATGAATTCTATATTAAACACGAAGATGGACCAGAAATAAGTTTATCAGATATCACACCGCACTTATATTTGCTAAAAGTAGAAGACAACCCATCAATAGCAAATGTGTATCAAAATAACGTTATGCAAGATGGCGAAACGTGGAATTACACAACTTATCAGCCAACGACAGTATCTTGTACTTTTGCCTTATGGTTTTCAACTTGGCAAGATTATTTATTAGCTAAGCATGATATTATGAAAACTTTCATGCAAAAAGGATTATTAAGAATTAGAACGGATTTGGATAGTCATATTGTCAGATATGTTAGAACAGTGCCTTTTACAATTTCACCTAATGAAGATGGTGCTCATTGGGCTAATTTTACAGTATCGTTTGAAAATCCCAGCGGTATGAAGTACAGCTTATTACGCTCAAATCAGATTAATCAAGATTCAAGTTGGGGATATGGCCAAAATTTGGAAACAAAAGGTTTGCAGTATCATTTTTCTAATCAAACTAATATTCAAGTATTTAATGCTAGCGATATTGCCGTGGATCCATATTTACAAAAGCATGATTTAAAAATAACGATTAAAAATGTTAGTGGCAATTTGACCATTCAGAATAAAACTAACAATAGCAGTTGGCAGTATAAGGAGAATTTAGTAGCTAACGATGTTATTCTAATTGATGGTATCTACACTTATAAAAATAGTAATTACGATAGCATGAATACTGATTATGGTTATTTAAAGCTAAACAAGGGATACAATGAGATAATTTTAAGTCAAGAAGCAGATATAGAGTTTTCATTTCCCTTTATCTATTTATTTTAAGGTGGTGAAGGCAATTGTATGTAGTTAAATTTAAACCCAGAAACCAAGACAAGATATTTATTATGAATAATATTTTGTGGAATAGTTTTAATTTACAATGGGCAGTTAATGAAACTTATCAAGTAACTTTTACCATTTATGATGACGGACTAGAATTATTTAAGTTAGTTGAAGTAGAAGCAAGTATCTATTTTGACAATCAAGAATATATTATTAAAAATTTATCTGTTAATCACTCATCTGGAATGTCTACCATACAAATAACAGCAACACATATATCTAATGAACTATCTACATTATGGAAATATGACGTAAACAGTGGAGATAAAATTTATTCAGTTAATGATGTATTAGCATTTTATCTTGATGGAAATAAGAATGATTTTTCATATCAAGTTATCGGTAACTTTGATAAGCAACAGATAACAGATTTAGGTAATACTAATGGTAAGAATATGATATCTAAGATTTTATCCACTTGGGAAAATGCTATTTTTTATCCAGATAATAGGAATATAAGGATTTATAATAAAAAAGATTTTTATCAGAACAAAGGCAAAAGATTGGATTACTTGCATAACACGAGTGAAGTTCAATTAAATATTGATTCAACTGGGATTATTAATAAAATTAGAGCAATAGGAACTGAACATGAAGTTACAACTACCAAAGAAATTACTGTGACGGATAGCAATGGCGATAGTTGGGGTTGGCCTTTTCCAGATGTAGGGGAAGGAAACTTTATGGGAGGTCAATTATTCGGTGTTAATGCAGGTGGTGAATTTAGGCCTAACGGATTCCATGACGGTTTAGATTTTGGCTCAGTAGATCATCCTGGTAGTGCTGTTCATGCAGTGCATGGTGGGAAAGTTATTATCAAGTCATATATGGGTGGCTTAGGGAATTATGTTGTTGTACATTCTGATGATGGCTACAACATAGTTTATCAGGAAGCTTTTTCAAGTGCAGGGAAAATAACAGTTAATGTAGGAGATACTGTAAAAACGGGCGATGTAATAGGTTATCGTGATACAGATCATTTACATGTTGGGGTAACACGTCAAGACTTCAATGTTGCAGTTGGGAAATCTTTTACTAACGATGGAACTTGGCTAAATCCATTAGACTTAATTAAAAGCGGTGGCACAGGTCCTACTACTCATACTGAAACAGAAGAAGAAACTCATACAGAAAAGTATTTTGATGATTTTATGGTTGAAGATAAAGATTCTATTGCAAAATGGGGAGAACATCCAGCAGCAGATATGTCGGATGATAGATTCCATGATAAAAATGCAATGGAGGCATATGTTAGAAGTAAATTCCAACTAGAACCATTAATATCTGGTACAGCTAATGAATCGAGTAATATTAAACCTGATATAGGGGAAATTAGAAGATTAGAAGTAAAGACAGTTAAATTAGTTACAGAGGTAATGATAGTTGGATTTACATGGTATCCATTTGATCCAACGCAGCAAACGCAACTAACATTAAATAATTTACCTTATTCAATTCTTAGAAATAACACTAATATTCTTCAAAAAATGAATGAAATTAGTACTAGCGTTACTAAAACTATTTCAAAACTAAATGGTGGAAATACGCAAGAATTAGAAGAAACATTGAAGAAATACATTGACGATAAACTCAACAATAACACCCCAACAAATCCAGATACACTTAAACCACAGCACATTGGCAAGATTATTGATGTGTCTGAATGGCAAGGGGTAATTGATTGGCCTAGTGTGATAGCTGATGATGTTACTTTGAGTATTATTCGAGTCCAACATGGTTCTGCTCACCAAGATTTAAAGTACATGGAGAACTTACAGAAATGTATTTCAGCTGGTGGAAAGTATGCGGTGTATGCATATTTTGCTGCTACATCTACATCAGACGCTCAACAAGAAGCTAGAGATTTTTATAATCGAACTCAAAAG